ATGAACAGTTTATCAACACAATACCGCAGGTCGCAACTTATAGCGCGGCCAGTTCCTGGTGGAGCAGGGCCGGTGCAGTTCGTGTATGGGGTAAGAGTACCCGGTGGGATAGAACCTGTCTGCTACCAGTTTGCTCAATGGGCGGTAGATGACTTTAGAAGTCAGGCGGAAAGCGTATGCGAGAACTTAACCGATGGTTCAGAGATCACTACGGCGTCCCGGTCAGGGTCATACGCTGGGAGCCCCAAACACAGCGCGTTATATACCTGCGCGAAGGGTATCAGCACGAGTGTTTCAGCCCACTTGAACAGTTCAAACGAAAATTCAGGGAAATAGAGGGGTCTTATGAGCCTGTTAATGCCATCAAGGCCGATAGTCATCAATCCTGACCTTGCGTACAGCATTGGCCTGAATGAAGCCATTGCGCTGCAGCAGGTTAATTACTGGCTGCAGGAAACTAACTCAGGGCTGGAGCGTGACGGCGTACGCTGGATCTACAACACAACAGAGCAATGGCTGGAACAATTCCCGTTCTGGTCTGAGTCCACTCTGAAGCGCACCTTCACCCGGCTGAAGAGCCTGGGCGTGCTTAAAGTTGAGCAGCTTAACAAGTCGCAGCGTGACATGACGAACTACTACACGATCAACTACGAGAGCGAGCTTTTAGATGAGGTCAAAGTGATCAAATCGAAGAAGTCAAAATGCGCCGTTCCATCAGTTCAAAATGACACGATGGAAGAGGTCAATGTGAAACGCTCCACTAGGTCAAAACGAACCGCTGTCATCAGGTCAAATTGGCACGATGATCTTACAGAGAATACAACAGAGAGTACTACAGAGATTACAGGTAAAGACTCTTGTCCGGTTGCGCTGCAACCAGACCATACCGATCCGGCTGCACTCGTTCTGGATCATTTTAATCGAGTAACTAATTCGACCTATGGCAAGGGGGGACGAACCAAAACGACGCTGGGTTATATCCGGGGACGGCTGGCCGAAGATTACAGCCCTGAAGACCTGATGCTGGTGGTTGACTACCTGAACGAGAAATGGGCTCAGGATCCGAAGATGAGCGACTACCTGCGGCCCAAAACGCTGTTTGCTCCCGAGAACTGCGTCGAGTATTTCGACAAGGCCAAAAAATGGGAGGCCGCCGGACGCCCAGCCTGGACTGGCGGAAAGTGGGTTAAACAAGACACGGCGTTCAAGTCCAGTTATTCCGACGTGGATTATTCAGTGCCAGCGGGGTTCCGTTCATGAGCAAGCCATTTCTGAAATGGGCTGGTGGAAAGTATACCCAGCTGGCTGACCTGTTCGTGCATATCCCGGCAGGGAAACGCCTGATAGAGCCATTCGTTGGTGGTGGGTCGGTATTCCTGAACAGCGAAAAGCACGCAGATTACCTGCTGGCTGACGTTAACCCGGACCTGATTAATCTGTATCAGATGTTAGCGGTCGTGCCGGATGAAGTGGAATTGAAGGCCCGCTGGATGTTCGAGCACATGCGGTCACCAGATGGCTATGAGCTGATCCGTTCCGAGTTCAACGCTCAGACGCTGGATGCTACTGAACGCGCAGCTGCATTCCTGTATCTCAACCGGCATTGCTTCAATGGCCTGATGCGCTACAACCAGGCGAACAAGTTCAATGTGGGCTGGGGAGGCTACAAGGCTCCATATTACCCGATGGATGAGATGAAATCCTTCGCGGCTATGGCGCATAACTGCGTATTCATGACCGCTGACTATCGCCGGACAATCAGCCTGGCCGGGAAAGGGGATGTGGTTTACTGCGATCCGCCTTACGAACCGATGCCGGGAACAACCGGATTCACTGCCTACGCCGCTGGTGGTTTTAACTGGGAGTGCCAGGTAGACCTGGCGAAGCAATGTGTATCTGCCTTTCACCGTGGGGCTCGGGTAGTAATTTCAAACTCATCTGCACCGAAGGTTCTCGACCTGTACCGGGAGCATGGTTTTAACCTGCAATTCATCAATGCGCGCCGTTCGATCTCCTGCAAAAGCAGTACGCGGGAAGTCGCAAAAGACGTTGTAGCGATCCTTTAAGGGGGCTAAATGAAACTGACTTTACCATTTCCACCGAGCGTAAATAGTTACTGGCGCGCCCCGAGCAAGGGACCGCTGAAAGGCAGGCATCTGGTAAGCGAGACAGGGCGCAAGTTCCAGCAGGCAGCGAGAGCGGCGATTATTGAGCAACTGCGGGCCGTTCCCCGGCCATCCTCTGATCTGGCCGAGGTTCACATAGTGTTGTATCCGCCGGATCAGCGCCGTCGGGATATCGATAACTACAACAAAGCGCTGTTCGATGCCCTGACTCTAACAGGCGTCTGGGAAGACGACAGTCAGGTTAAGCGCATGCTGGTGGAGTGGGGGAACATCGTGAAGAAAGGGAAAGTAGAAATCACCATCCGCCGTTTTCGTGCAGTTGCCTGACGTGGAGATGATATGAGAGCACTACTAACCCCAGAGATTGCCCCACGCATGGGTGTTGTTCTTCTTCGCCCAGGAGCTGATCTCATGCCGATGTTCAGGAGAGGGCGGGTACTGATTGAGCCTGCACCGGAAAAATACAGCGACTACGCAACCGGCGCTATCCCTCCCGCCACGCAGCCACTGGCAGAAGACCCGGTTTTGAAGCCAGTCTTCGAAAACAAAGACGTCATTCTGCGCGCGGGTGGTATCAGCTCGCTGGAGGCCGAGCTGGAGCGTCGTTTTGAATGCCAGTATCCGCACGGCTCGTGGCACAGCGAAAATTTTACGCTGTTCCGGCATGAGCCTGGCAGCATCCGCCTTTGCTGGGCCTGCGATAACCTGGTGCGTGATCAGTACACAGAGACGCTGGCAGGCATTGCGCGTGGGAACCTGGTATCCTGGTTGATAACGGTCATCCGCTCACAGCTGGGGTTCAACGAAGACCATCAACTGACGATCCCAGAGTTGTGCTGGTGGCTGGTAATAAACAATCTGGCGCACGTCATCCCTGAATCGCTGGCCCGGAAAGCCCTGCGATTGCCGGAAATAAAGCATCAACCGGTGATGAAGGAGAGCGATATTGTGCCGGAGCCAGCGGCGAGCGAAGTGGTGCAGAAAAAGATTCTCGGTCTTCGCGTAGATCCTGAAACGCCGGAATCATTTATGCTGCGACCAAAGCGCCGCCGCTGGGTAAACGAGAGCTGGACGCGCTGGGTTAAGTCTCAGTCGTGTGTCTGCTGTAACAAACAAGCAGATGATCCCCATCACCTGATAGGCCACGGACAAGGTGGAATGGGAACAAAAGCGCATGACCTGTTTGTGTTGCCGCTTTGCAGAGCGCATCACGACGAGTTGCACGCTGACACCGTGGCATTTGAGGAGAAGCACGGCTCACAGCTGGAGCTGCTGTTTCGATTTCTGGATCGTTCGCTGGCAATTGGCGTGCTGGCATAGTGGAGAACGCATAATGATTAACCCGTCCGAGGTTGGAAAAGCTGGTGAAATGGTCAGGCTGAAAACGCTGGAGGCCATCTGGATTCAGGGGAAGCTGCGCATGTGGGGCCGCTGGTCCTACATCGGCGGCGGTAGTGGCGGCAATATGTTTAACCAGTTACTGGCCTCCGGGAAAGTCACTAAAACAGCCATCAACGAAGCATTACGCCGGATGAAGAAATCTGGCATCTCGAAGCCAGAGCTTGAGGCGTTTTTTCGTGAAATACTCGCGGGGAAAAACAAAAGCGGCCTGGCCTTCTGTACAGACGATGAAGGACTGCTGATTGATAAGGTACTGGGGGCAGTCCTTATTACGGGTGGTCACAAAGAGCTTTATCACCTGCTGGTGGAGCATTACCGGTTACGGAAGAGCAAACGCCGCATAGCGGAAGAGCTCTATGAAAAGCATCCCGACTGGTGTTTTATGACCTGCAGGCGAAGAGTTGATGCATGGATAAGTTTGGCAGAATCGATGCTATACGCACCAATGTGTGACGCATTCGGCACAAATAGCGACAGATTTTACTTGCAAAGTGAGCCAGAAACTGTTTGAATTGTGATAGGCTCGGGACGTTAAAGCGAACTGAGCAACAGAACTTAAAGAAACCCGCTCAAGAGCGGGTTTTTTGCTAATATGCTCTCATCATATCGGAGGGTGTATGTGGCAAGGCGTACCATTCAAATTACTTTCTGGCAATCTTTCTGAGACGACTTCTATCATTGTCAGCAAAATTCCGCATATTATTGTGGAATCAAATCCAGATTATCTTGGTCAGGTATTAACTACTTCTGCTGCGCTTTTTGGTGGTGTTATAACGGCCTTTGTTGCATGGAAAGCTATAAACGCAAATAAGAAGCAAATGTTGCAACAGCAGGCCATTATAGAGCGGCAAAAATTCATTGATGAACTTCGTTCTAGGCTTGCATTCTTTCTAGCAAATGCTGAAAAACTTTGCGTAACCGTGGACAGAGATGTAAAGCAAAGAATGTTAATGGTTAGCGGAGCACCTTTTGATACACGTGAGAAGTTGTCTCAAATAGCTTATGAGTTAGATATCTCGTATCATTACCTTGAGTTAATGCTTGGCGGTAACAAAAATTTCTTGGACGTAATTGAATTAATTAATGTTATAGAGAAAAGAATCGCTAAAATGCTGCAGAATGGCCCATTTTATGATATTGACAAAGATGCTGCCGCGTTAAAAGAGACGGCCATTAGATGTATACAGGATGAGTGGGAGAGTGTGCACTCATCCTTTAAGTAGTTGAGCTTATGGCAAGTTCTATAATCTTGAATTAAAGCAGTAACTACATCTATTTTTCGGGGTGTTTTATGCGGTAAAAGAGCAAGCCCCTCCTAATAATGTTGCGATGCGCAAGCATTGATTGACGTTAAGCGATAGATAATTTATGGCTACCGCAAATCTTTCGAGCCCCAGTTGATGCTGGGGCGTTTTTATTTCCCCTCGCTTCTGAGAGGATTCACAGCAATAGAGGGGGACCGATGTCCGAACCAATAACCGGCACAGGCTTAGCTGGTGGCGCTTTAACTGGGGCGAGTGTTTACGGGCTATTAACCGGTACAGACTACGGTGTTGTGTTCGGGGCATTTGCTGGTTCCGTCTTTTATATAGCGACAGCGGCCGATTTGAGCGCCCCACGACGGATGGCATATTTCGTTGTGTCCTATATCGCTGGAGTTCTGTGCTCCGGGCTGGTCGGTTCTAAGTTATCCGACCTGACCGGGTACAACGATAAGCCTCTGGATGCAATTGGTGCCGTAATCATTTCGGCATTGGCCGTAAAAATACTCACTTTCCTGAACAATCAGGATATTGGCTCGCTGGTGGCGCTAATAACGCGCCGGGGAGGTTCCGGTGGTACTAAATGATCCAACTGCAACCATCAATGCGCTGTTATGTGCTGGTGTCGTTGTTACGTTGATGTTCTATCGCCGCAGAGACTCACGTCATCGTAAGTGGGTGTCGCGGCTGGCATGGCTGATAACAGTGATATACAGCTCTGTGCCGTTGGCGTATCTGTGCGGCATCTATCCCTATTCATCATGGCCCACCATTGCGGCCAATATCATGATCCTTGTTGTGCTGCTGAGCGTAAGAGGCAATGTAGCGCGGCTGGTTGATGCACTGAGGCACTAATGAATCAAACACAATTCCAGAAGGCGGCTGGTATCAGCGCCGGGTTAGCTGCGCGCTGGTTTCCGCATATTACAGCCGCGATGAAAGAGTTTGGCATCACTTCCGCTATCGACCAGGCAATGTTCATTGCTCAGTGCGGCCATGAAAGCCTCGGGTTTAACAGGGTAGTGGAGAATTTCAACTACAGCATCGCCGGGCTTGCTGATTTTGTTCGTTACGGCAGGTTAACGCAGGATCAGGCCAATTCCCTCGGGCGCAGCCAGTCGGAAAAAGTGTTACCCCTGGAGCGCCAGCGGGCTATCGCCAACATTGTCTATAGCAAGCGGTTGGGTAACAACAGGGCAACTGATGGCTGGGTTTATCGAGGGCGCGGACTTATTCAAATAACCGGACTGTCTAATTACCGGGACTGCGGTAACGGGCTGAAGGTTGATCTGGTGGCACAGCCAGAATTACTGGAGCAGTCCTTGTACGCGGCCCGTAGTGCAGCGTGGTTCTATGTCTCAAAAGGTTGCTTGAAATATCCGGGTGAGCTTGTCCGGGTCACGCAGATTATCAACGGCGGACAAAACGGGATTAATAACCGGCGCGCTCGTTTCCTGAAAGCAAAATCGGTACTGGTGGTGTGATTATGGGAATCGAAGCAATCGCGGGGCTGGTGGTTGTAATCGTGGGTGCTATCGCTGGTGCGTTCGGCATTGGTCATGCACGCGGGACCAGTAAGGCGGAAGCCAAAGCCGATCAGCAACGTACTGCAGAGAATGCCGCCGCCACCGTCGCCGCGGCAGAACGCCGTGCCGAAGTCACGAAAGGGGCCAGTGATGTACAGCAGACTGTTAGCCATATGCCTGATGACGA